CGATATACCAAGAACCAATTTATACGACTCTGAAATATTAAAGGACTATATTATCATAGATGGTAGGGACTATCAAGTAAAAAAATGTGTCCCGGTATTTGATATATTTGCAAAGATACAGGTGTAGCGCATGGAATTTGATAAAGCCATTGCCAATTTTCGTAAAAAAGTTGATCTCAAGACCACTCAAGTATTTCAACGGGCTTGTAATCAAGTATCTATGAAAATAGCCAATGAAACTGGCGTGAGTACGGGGCGACTTTTAGGGCAGTGGGCACCAAGTGCAGGCACAAGCACTAAGTATACCTATACTGGAGGCCCTAGTGCATGGAAGGGTGGTGTAAAAAATAAGGCAGTAGCAGACACCAATAAAGCACAGGCAATGGCAGATTTGAGTCCAAGAATAGGAGCCGTAACAGAAATACTTAAAAAAACAGAACCATACTACTTTACTAATGATACCTCATACGTAAAACAGGCCGAACATGATGGGTGGGAAGTGCAAAGGCCGTATAATATGAGAGAAAAAGGGCGGCAGGCATTTGTGGGCATAGTAAATAATATAATTTTGGAACTAAAAAATGGCTAACTACGCAGAAATACAATCAGTCTTAAACGAACAACTAAATGCCATATCCAATCTGCCTATGATCTCTTATGAGAATTTACAGATAGAGCCAGAAGACGATGACTTGTATTTGCGTAGTTATTTAATACCGGCGAATTCTCAAAACCCAATTTTAGGGGCCTCAGCCCCTACATTTGAATCCGGCACATTTGCGGTTTTGGTTTACATGGTACGAGATACAGGATGGAAAGCCGGATATGATTGGGTAGATACAATAGTAGAACAATTTAAAAGGGGTACTGTATTGACTAATTCTGCTACAAGCATTACTGTAAGGATTAGAAAAGCGTATCCAGTACCCGGATTTTACGGGGAAAATGGCAGGTACGTAGTACCAATTCACATAGAATATTTTTCATACATAGATATATAAGGAGACTATAAAATGGCTGAAGAAAATGTTGCACAAGGATCAAGATTTCAAGCAATTTATGCTGTAGAAGATTCCTGGGGAGTTTTGCCCAGTGCTTATACTGTTTATAACCTGAGAGTTACCGGATTTGGTGTTCAACTAGGTAAAGACTCTTTTCAGAGTGAGGAATTAAGGTCTGACCGGCAAATTTCAGACCTGCGGCATGGTATGTTTAATGTGTCGGGCGATATTCCGGTTGAATTGTCTTACGGGGCATTTGATGATCTGATTGCTGCTGCTATGTTTAATAGCTGGGCTTCGAATGACACTATAGAGACCGGGACTACCCAGTCCTCGCTCAGAATTCAAAGGGCGTTTACTGACGTAACTGAGTACCATGAGTTTTTGGGTTGTGTGCCCTCTAGTTGGAGTGTGTCTATTGCGCCTAATTCTATTATTACCTCTACCTTTTCCATAATGGGTCAGACAATGGAAACTACCCAGACTCTTACAGGTGCAGTAGATAAGGCAACAAATGCACCTATGGATAGTTTCAGTGGTTACATTCGAGAGGGCGGTAATACATCAAGTGATGAAATAGCAATTGTAACAGGGCTTGATTTTACGCTTGAAAATAATTTAACTCCTATGAATGTTGTAGGCAATCAACTTTCAGTAGGACTGTCTGAGGGTCGAGCAAATTTAACGGGAACCCTTACAGCTTATTTTGCTGGTTCTACATTGCTTAATAAGTTCCTGAATGAAACTGAGTCTGTTCTTGAAGTGCAGATAGCAGATGCGTCTGCAAATACATATACGTTCTACATGCCTCGAATTAAGTACAGCGGCGGTGATTTAAGCGTTGATGGGGAAGGCCCTGTTTCGCTTAGTTTGCCCTTCCAGGCACTGTATGATACTTCGGGCGGTATTAGTACCCTGCAAATAAGCAGGTAACACAAACAGCCCCTCTAAATGAGGGGCTAAATTTTAAGGAGGATTTATGACGTACAGTTTGGATCAGCTTAACACGGCAAAAGCGGCAGATGAGGGGAAATGGCTGGAACTCGAACACCCGGTTTCAGGCGAACCGCTTGACATGCACCTTAAACTTTTGGGGTCTGACTCTGATGCGTATAAGAAAACTATGCGTAAGCAGCAGGATCGCCATTTGAAAAAAGGGCTGCGGAAACTCACTTCTGAGCAGGTAGAAGCAGACAGCACTGAGTTGATTGTGTCGTGTACCGTTGATTGGAAGAACATGCAGGAAAATGGCGATGATCTTGAGTTCACTAAAGAAAATGTTCGCCGGGTGTATAAAACCTATGACTTTGTAAGAGAGCAGGCTCGTGAGTTTGTAGAGGACAGAAGTAATTTTTTGGGGGAGTTCTAGAAGAATTAGAGGAGGCATTTAAATATGTTTTAGACATGGATTTTAAAGAAGAAGGCAAAATCTCACAAAGAGAAAGCCTCGAACAGGTGTTGAATTCAGCCCCTGTTGGATCTAAAGCATATGAAAGTGCCAAAACAAAATTGGATCAAGAACCGGAAATTCCTTATTGTCTAAGTTATATATGGGAGTGGTTTTGGGAATTAGATCAGACAAGAACGACGGATATGGCAGGCCCCAACCCTATTACGTTTACTGAGATTCAATCCTGGAATCATTTAAAAGGCATAGGAATTTCCGATCTTGAACTTTTTGTTCTAAAAACACTTGATTCAATTTATTTAAAATTCAGGAGGAAAAAGAAAAAATAATGTTTGTCTATAGACTAATTTGCCGCCCCACACGACGAGTATATGTCGGCACTTCTGAATACTATCCTGAAATTAATACCTTAGATGTACCAAAAGAAGTGCAAGCTGATTTTGATAATTTCGGAAAGGATAATTTCGGCCTTTTTGTCATATGTGAGCTAAATGATGTAGATAAAGCGATTCACAAAGCAGAAGTGCTGATGGAAAAAGAAGCCGTTAAATACGAAATCACTGAAAAAGTAACTGAAGAAGAACCCAAATATGAAATAATACAACAATTTCCCTATCATCCTTTTAAGGTATAACACATGGCTGACCTTGCAGAACTTGGCATACTTGTAAAATTTCAAGATCCTCAAAATGCTCATAAGCAATTAAAAGATATTGAGGTACAGGCAAAGAAAACCTCAGATGCAGCTAACAAGCTAAAATCTGCTGGGAAAGCTATGGCCGATGGTATGTCTAAGACTGCTGCGGCCACAAAAGGGGCAAAAAAGGGGTACGCAGAATTAAAGGGGGAATTAAATAAACTTTCTGCTGCATTTAAATCTGTACAAGATACTCCTAAAGGTTTAAAAGATTTATCTACTAATTTAAATCAAGTGGATAAAGCTACTAAAAAAGCATATGAATCAGGTAAATTAGGATTAGATGGATATAAACGATTAGCTCAACAATCTGATAGACTATCATCTAGCATTAAAACCCAAATTCAAGCATTAAGAAGTAGCGCAGACAGCTATCAAAAAGCGGATAACGCTTCTCGTCAATATATTCAATCTTTAAAACAACAGCAAGCGGCTCAAAATAATCTTGCTCGTAATAAAGAATATGAGGCATCCCGTAAGCGTGAGTTACAAAGACTTCGTGAAGATATCCAACTTAGAAGTAAAGTGGCTGAAAGCTATCAAAAACACGATGCTGCTGCACAGCAATATAATAAAACACTTCAAAACCAGAATAAAAACGCAAAAGCAGCAGCTACTCAAACCAACAGACTTGCAGAAGCATTTGATAAAGTATATACCAGAGTAAAACAATTTGCATCTTTTATAGCCGCAGCCACTATCTTAATGACTCTAAGAGACGCCTTTCGTGCCACAATAGATGCAATAAAAGAATTTGACCAGGCCCTTTATAGCCTTCAGGCAATTACTGGGGCCACGGCTACAGAGTCAAAAGTATTGGGCGATAGAATACGCGATATTGCACGGGATACCAAGTTTTCTGCTGGTGAAGTAGCGGCTGGTATGGAACTTATAGGCAAGGCTGGATTTAATGCCGCTGAATCACTGCGGATTATTAAACCCGTGGCTGATCTGGCAACAGGTAGTTTAGAAGAATTTGATACCGTAGCCTCCCTTGTTGTAACATCCATTCGGGCTTTCCAGTTAGAAACTGTTGAGGCCGGTAGAGCAGCCGATGTATTTGCCAATGCCGTTACTAATTCAAAATTGAACATTGACAGCCTCGCCACTGCCTTTGGATATGTAGGTGCGGCAGGAAACCAAGCAGGTCTTACCTTAGAGGAAGTAACTGGTACCTTAATGGTGTTGGCTGACAACGGTATTCGTGCATCCACTATGGGTACGGGCTTGCGGCGCATGATCTTGGGCTTGCTGTCCCCCAATGAAAACCTTTCTATTGCCTTGAGAAATGTTGGTCTGCAATTAGAAGACATAGACCCCAAAACTGCTGGCTGGGAAACTACCCTGCGAAATATTGCGCCCCTTATGTGGGACTTTGAAACCAATACCGTGGATATGGGCAAGGCCGTTGATTTCTTTGGCCTCCGGGCTTCTCAGGTGGCGGCTATTTTAATTCGTGAAACAGCACAGGGTGGTGCATTAAGTAATGCAATAGAAAGTACAAAAGAAATGGGTGCTGCTGCAAGGATGGCGGCGTTACAGCAAGAAGGTCTTGGAATTAAGTTCAAGAACTTGGCTGACCGCGCAAAGAATGTAGCTCTTGCCTTGGGCGATGCCGGTGCCACATCTGCAATAGGGTCTTTAATTGATAAACTTAGAGATGGTGCCGAAGCTGTAGAAATGTTTTTAAAGAAATCCCCTGAATCTGCCCAATTTGCAGCATGGGCCGCAGGGGTTAGTACTGTGACAGTGGCGGTAATAGCCCTTACCACTGCACTTAAGTACGCTAAATTAGCCGTAGTAGCAGTAGTGAGTCCGTGGTCACTTTTAATTGGAGCAATAGCCGGTGGACTTACAGCAATATCTTATTTTAGAAACCGACTTGATAAACTTTCCGAGGCGCACGAGAAAAATGCCATTGCAGTAAAAGAAAATGTAGAGGTGTTAAAAAGCTGGCAAAAAGTGCTGGAAGCCTATGCTGATAAAGGGGAACAAGAATATAATACAGCAGTGCGGCGATTTGCCGAAGAAAACAAAGAACTTGCCAAGCGTATTATAGAAGTAGCAAACGCACAAGGTATGTTTGAAAATGCT